TTAGGACGGTAAGTGTTTCTCATAAATTTTTACAGCGCTTTTCAAGTTTCTTTCTGCGATATCAACGTAGTCTTGCATGATATCAAAACCGATAAATCTTCTTCCAAGACTTATTGCTGTTACACCAGTAGTACCAGATCCCATCCAGGGGTCTACAACAATATCGCCGATTTCTGTTACAGCCTTAATGTACTTTTCTGCTATGTAACTCGGTTGTACAGCCTGATGATTGCTGACTTTAGAAGATACAGGCCCTTTGATCACGTTAATTGGCAGCGCTCCCATAGCATTAGGATAGATTTTTTTAGTTTTTCTTACGTAAGACAATCCGTTAGAACGAGGATTATACTCGATGTTTCTATAATGTCTAAATGTTGATTCTGCGTATGGTCGTCTTATGTCATCAATGTTAATCTTCCATTTATCAGATTTTGAAAACCATAGAATCTGTTCGTAAGCATCTTGACAAGCCACTCGTAAACCAGTGGAAACAGGATTTTCTTTCAACCATATTTCAATATCAACACAATAGAAACCCCATTTTTCAGCCAAAAGGATTGCCAGTTTTTCAACTACTAATGACCTTGTTGTATTCTTTGTAGCTGAACCTAAGTCACGATTTGCTTTAACATTTATGACCAAGAATCCATCATCCATTAGTTTCAGTTTTGCAGCTTCTATAAACGGAGAGATTCTGTCTAAATACTCATTAGATTTCCATATGCCGTAGTTTCTAACAGCGTTGGGATACGGTGGAGATCCATACAGCAGTTTTATGGATTTATCTTCAAGCATCATAATGCCACTTGAGCCGTCAATGGTCTTAACATAGTACGGGTCACTAATGTGCAACATACGCAATATCAACTTACTACTATATTAATTCTGGTCTTATTGGAATTCATTTGTAAGCCTGTTTTGGGAGAGATCACAATACTCTGCATTAGCATCTATGCCTATCCATCTTCGATTATTTCTTTGTGCCGCTATAGCAGTGGTCCCAGACCCTGAAAATGGATCAAGAACTATACCATCTTCATTTGAGCCAGACAGGATAAAGAATTCTGCAAGCTTCTCAGGAAATCTTGCTGGATGATGTACTCCTTTTAATCTACACAGTTTTTGAAAACTATCATTGCTGCTAGTGTTTCCGATGACAATGACACTTCCAGGATCTGAACCACCATTGTTTTTCCAAATCCGACCACAATTGAATGAATGTGTGCTAGGCCTAAGGTTTTGCTCTCTATCCCCCCTGCCATTTCCCTCAAGATAACGGTTCATATCTGGCCCGTAAGGTTTTCTGATGGAATCGATATTGAACACCCACTCTGATGTTTTACTAAACCAGAAGCAGAATTCATGGGACTTTTTTGTTCTGCCATGCTTTCCAGAAGAGAATATATTTGGTGGTGTTGACGGGTTATACCATATGTAATCCCTAACTAACTTAAACCCTATTTCTTTCACTAATGCGATCACTAATTCAAAAACATATAGATGCTGTTCCCCCTTGACAACGTTGTCGTTAATGTTTAGCACGAAATTTCCGGTAGGTTTTAAAATACGGAAAAACTCTCTAGCTTTTGGCAAGAACCAGTTGATATAGTCATCGGGGTGTATCTTGGATTCATCTATACCATAGTTTCTTTTATCTGCATATGGCGGAGAAGTTAGTATAATATCTATGCAAGCTTCTGGGAACTTAACAACAACCTCCTCGCATCTCCCGTGTATGAACGTGTTAATATAGTCTTCTATCAATTCATCCTCACTCTTAATGTTAATCAGAAGTATTAGTACCTTGGTTACAATCACTACAATCTACAAGTATTTGGTTAACAGCATATCTGTCAATTCAAAAAATCTGTCTCATCCTTGCCCATCTTGATTTGTCAGCATACAGGGTAGTGCTTTCCTGGCTCCGGATCAATGATCACATCTGGGATAAGGAGATAGCATGACCGAAGCGTTGATGAATCGAATCAAAGCTCAGTTAGTCAGACATGAGGGTCTGAGGCTGAAGCCATACCGCTGCACTGCTGGTAAACTTACCATCGGTATTGGTCGCAATCTGGATGACCGGGGCATCTCCCAGAAAGAAGCCTATGCCATGCTGGAGAGAGATATAACCGATTGTGAGCAGTGGCTGATCGATGAGATCCCTGAGGTTTATAATAAGCTCGATGAGGTACGCCAATCGGTGCTGCTCAACATGTGCTTCAACCTTGGTATCAAGGGACTACTGGGATTCAACAACACCTTGGCTTTTATTAAAGCCGGAGACTGGGAACGAGCCGCCAATGGTATGCTGGCTTCAAAGTGGGCGAAACAGGTGGGTATGAGAGCGATAGAGCTTTCCGAGCTGATGAGGAAAGGTCAGTGATACCTATTCCGGTCGAGACCGATGCCATGCTCGCTATCCTGAATCTGCCCAAAGAGATGTCCAACAATGGCATCTTCAAGGAGCATCAAGGCCTGGTTCTGGAGATGATCCACTCGCTGGTTCTGCAGGAGCACTATGATCGAGCAACTCACGAAGACCTGCCTGAAGAGGAGCCTATTTTGGTTTCTTTTCGTTTTGGGTTTTCGTTTCTAATGCTACATTCTACTGCCGAGTTTCTCAATTTGAAGACCCTGGGTGAGGGAATAGTCAAGACAGTAGGATTAGACCAGTCTGCCACCGAACTGCTCACAGGGAGCGAAATAGACGCCTTTAAGGCCAACCTTGAGCTGAGAGCACTGACCATCCTGCAAGCCTATCTCAACCCTGATGGCCTGGATCGCTTGAACGAACTCAAGCCCAGACAAGCTCGCCTGATCCGGGTGGGAGTGATCTGATGTCGGATAGTGATTTTACTTCTCCAGAGGAACTGATGATCGAGATCTACCGTGCTATCTATGCAGCCCTGGAGAGCCGGCTACATCTGATTGGATCTGTGATCGATGCCGATTCCCGTAAGGAGATCCTGGCACAACAGATTTATGATAAAGGCGACTTCTATGGCAATACAGGATATCTGGTCGAGACAAATCCTTCAGCTATGATCCTGAGAGTAGGCTCCAATGTGAAGCATGAGCCCTTTGTATTGGGTGGCAAAGTGCCTTCCTGGACTCCGATCGCTCCCCTCATCGCTTGGGTCGAACGCAAGCACCTGTCTTGGACTGATAAAGAGACAGGTAAAGCTCTGACCGTAACCGAGATCGCTTATCTCATCCGGGGCAAGATCAAGCGGGAAGGCATAGCTGCCCGTAATATATTTGCTGATGTTATCGCTAACCGGGAGCAGTGGATATACCAACAATTGAACGATATAGAGGTGAGTCTATGAACCCTCATGACAAGTTTATCGCAGACCGGAAACGGATAGTGGATGCCTTGAAGTTTTCTGATATCCCCACCATCCAGTTCAACAAGGATGTGATCCCTAAGCAACTGCCCTGCGCTATCGTGATTCTGGACTCAGAGACAGGCAAGAACGGCACTTCCAGACAGTATGTGAGTACCGATTTAGCTTGGACAGTCTTCCTGATCGTCAATGCCCAGAATGTATCCGATCCAGACTCTGAGCTATATTCACTCAAGGAGAAGTTCCGGACTTTCTATCTCAAGCTGATGAACCGGGACCTGCCCAGTGTGGAGTATTACACTTCCAGGGTGGATGGCTCTCGCCTGGTTCGGATTGCCAAGATCGACCTGCTGAAGGTCGGCAACGGAGCCTCTTCGTGAGAGTAATGCGTCTGAGTGGCTATAACCTGGCTATCAGCTCTGTGTCTGATCTGATCGAGAACAAGTACAAGCCGGAAGCTATCGACTTATCCAAGTGCCAGAGACTGGGCAAACAGCTTATCTCCAAGGCAGCCGAGAGCAAGAAGACAGTGATGGCACCCTACTCCATGAGCAAGCTGCTCAATCTCCTCGATATGGACGAGTACCACTCCGGCTGTATCGATGCGCTCTCAATGGCAACCGTCATGCAGTTTGAATGCAAGAACAAGCAGGTTGCAGCCTGGATGGAAGCAGCCGAGTTTCCTGCCTGTGAAGACCAGACCACCATCCTGGCTGAGATGATCAAGTTCTATCTCGCCTGCGGTAATGGCTTTCTGATCAAGATGCGGAACGCTCAGGGACAGTGGATGGGACTGGAGAGGATGCTGCCCAGTGAAGTGCAGATCGTGGAGAACTATGACGAGTTCGGCTTCTTCCAACCCAACTACATCCAGGTCAAGAACAACCAGAAGAAGGACTTCGCCTACGAGGACATCATCCACGTGAAGAAGTCCACGCATAGATCAAACGCCTGGGGCCTGGCCTGCCTACCCATAGCCATCAACATCGAGATCTTGGGCGAGATCAAGACCTTCGACTATAACAACTTCAAGAATGGCCTGATGATCGACTACTTCGTGATTGTGGAAGGCGGTACCCTCAGAGACGGCACTGTAACTGACGAGCAGGGCAATGAAGTACTGACCGATGCCTATACCGAGATTGAGAAAGCCTTAACCGAAGTCAAAGGCAATGCCAAGAGCCACTCCACTGTCCTGATCGAGAGTGAGAGCAGGGACGTGAAGATACGACTCGAACCTCTGCGTCAGCAAGACCGGGAAGGCGGTTTCCTGGGACTCAAGAAAGACCTCAGGGAAGGTATCCTCGCCTATCACAGGGTGCCTGCCAGGATTGTCTCACAGCTTATCCCCGGGCAGCTGGGTGGAGATAACAGTAGCGATATGCGGATGTTCTACCAGTTCGTAGTTAGACCGCTGCAGAACCGCCTGGCATTAGCTTTGGCTAACGAGTTCAACTTCGACTTCGGCTGGAGTGTGAAGCCAGAGGATTTCAACTTCGGAGACCTTACACAAGCAATCCAGTCTGCTGATGATCAATTGTTTATGCAGAACCGCAGCTTCGGAGCGCATTAACTATGCACAACTACATAACTGACAATCAACAACAAGGAGGTAGCGTGAATCGTAAACGCACCATTCTCAAGGGAGAACTCCGCAACGTGGAAGTCGAGCTGGTCTCGCTTCTCTTCGATGAGATGACTCCTGCCAATCAGAAAGGTTTTGTGGTCAAGAATGCCTCGGGCAGAAGCTTTGAACACAAGATCAACTCCACCAAGTTCAAGAGTGAAACGAGTGGCACTCAAGGACGGCTTTACGTCACTCTAATGGAACCCAATATCCACGATTCCCAAGGTGACTATTACACCCGGGAAGAGATTCAGAAGTCCTGTGATCACTTCGCCAAGCACGGCTTAGTCGGCAAGTGCGAT